TGATCAGACCTGCCAGATCAATCACCGAGTCCTCAATCAGGGCGTTGGGCACGCGGGTCGCCACGCGGCAGTCCTTCGTCGACAGCAGCACGTTGTCAGTCGCCATGTCGCTGGCGGTCACCTCGCTGTTGTCGTTCACGAAGTAGGCAGTGTTGCCGCCAGTCCGACGCGGGATGTAGAGCGTGTTGCTCGACATCGGAATCACGTTGGCCTGCTGGGGAATCGCGGTGAACTGATCGACCAATCGAATCACGGTGGCTGCGAAAGACTCAGGAATAAACACGGCTCCCTTGGCGTTGTCGTTGCTCGACAGCGCCCGGCTCTCGACGTTCTTCTCGTACCACGCCCGATCCTCGGCGCGGTTCAGCAGATAGCCGCGAATCCAGCGACCGCAGATCTCGGCCTCGTCAGCCGACGCGAAGCCACGGACCCGGCCGACGTGCTGCACCTTGCGGGTGACGGGGGCCTCGGCCTCGACAGCCACGGGCTTGGCCGACGCGGCGACCTTGCCACGCAGGCTGGCGATCTTCTCGGCGATGGCGGTTTCCTGAGCGAGCCGCTGCTCGAGCTCGGCCGCCTCGGCGGTCAGCTTCTCGACGTCGGCCACCTGGCCTTCGGTGCGATCCTCGACCTTGGACAGGTCGTCGAGCATGGCAGCCACAGCGGCTGCACGGTCTTGGAGCTTGTTGAGCGAGGCGGCCATCCTTGGCACTCCCTTATCGGGTGACAGATCCGTGTCTGTCACTCACGCTACGGGACGGACGGCACTACTTCGGCAAGGTTGTTTCTACGTAGAACGAGCGGCGGTAGATGAACTCCGCCGGCACGATGGCCTTGGCGCGATGTCCGCATGCAGGGCACTCGATGTACCGCACCTGCTGCGTCGCGCTCATCGGCCGGCTGCTGTACGTGCGAAGCCGTGCCTTGCGGCACTCCGGGCACGTCTCACCTGGCTTTACTGCCACGCATGAAGCTCCTGAGTCGCGCGGCTCGCAGCCGCATGGATGCCTTGACGACGTCGGGTCCGACCTCGCGTGGCATCGACTCAGGTGTAGCCTGCTCTGCAAGCCATGCCTGGTACGACCTCATGGCCACCGCAGCAGACGTAGACGGGTACGCCGGCTGCACCACTGGTCCCATCTCAAAAAGTCCAGCGGCTTCCACGACCTCTCGGATCGCCTTGCCTGTCTCGTCCGTAGTGAACCGCTCGCCGCCGCGCTGCGAGACCGTGAACGAGAAGCTGCTGCCACGCAGATTCTTTGAACGCACGAGCGCAAGAACGTCACGCCCCGCCTGCGTGTCTGGCGGCTCCACGACGTAGCTGATGCCGCGATCATCCACGCTGATCTCGAGCGTGCCGGCAGACTCGCGGCCGAGCAGCCAGTTTGGGTCGTGGTTGAAATACGACACGATCTCGCCCTTGCCTCGCTGGCGGCTCAGGATCTTGTCGAACGCACCGGGCATAATCCGCTCGCGGAATCCCCCAAGGTCGACGCTGAGGCGGTTGTAGGGAATCGCCAGCCCGCGAATGACCTCGCGGCCGTTCGACCTCGTCTCCAC